AAAATGATGTCCACCCAAACTGGCTGATCGCCATAATTGGGTACGCGCCATTCTTTGCAGTAAGCTGCCACATCATTTTTAAAGTCCCTTCCCCGTTGGCTAATGAACCTACGATGCCCGCTGGCAATCCAGTAATTGTTAATTGAGGGCGGATAAGGTAGGTTCAAGTAGATCATCAACAATAAATCGGTTTAATCAAAACGGAACATCATTATCATTGACTTCGCGAGGATAAGTTCCCGCGCCCTGTGCTGGCGGTTTCCAGTTATCTTCCGATAAGCTGATTAACTGCCCTTTAGGCGTGTTTTTAGTCCACCCCGCCAACTTGACTACCTGACCCGCCTTGTAATCCTCGGAAAGCAAAATCGTGCCTTTCCAATCAGGCGACTTCTCGCTGGTTCTTTTCTCGTTCATAAAGAGAACGCCTTTGCCCATCTGGGCGATGTGTCCATTAGACATTTTTAATTTCCTTTCTGTGGAGTGCAAGTTTGGAGAGAAACTTTGCGGTTGTATTGCCGTCAAAAGACTTTGTATATTCTTCATTTACTGCCCTAAATTGTTTGATCTTCTCGAACTTTTCTTCTGCACTAAATTTGGTCGATTCATGAATCTTGGCGTGCATTTCGGCAAAGCCATCAATCCAATCCTCTTGGCAAACATAACGCGCATAAGGCTCATCCATGCCAGGCACATACAGCGGCAAGGCAGCGTCCACCAAATCCTCTGGCAAAGAAGATAAATCAACCACATTCGGTATCACAGACCCCATTTCCTTGACCACCTTATTCAAAGGTTTATCGTCAAAATCGCTTACTTCTTCGGGACTATAAAATCCTGTGACACTTCCTGGAAAGACGCTACGGATTCCTTCGCTGATGCAACGACTTCGGAGCATTGCTCGAGGAAATTTCTGCCACCCACTTCCAGGTTTGACCAATCCGATGCGTCCAGCTTGTTCAATAGTCCATGTAACCGCAAGAGAGCCACCATTAGGATGTTCAAAGACTCCTGTAACTCGATCATCTGTGTATTCTTTCCAATCAACTTTTCCTCCCGCGTTCTGAAAACGAGCAAGCATCGCGTCAGCTTTGAGAGCTGGACGACCTTGAATTATGTGAAAATCCCGTGCAGCAGTCGCGGGGTGTAAGCCCTCTGCCTGTGCCACGGCCATTAGGGCAAGAACCGAATTCTTATCCTTCATACCAAACAGACCAGACGCGGCAATCGCCGTGGCCATTTGTTCCATTTCTGAATATGCGACTAAATTAGACATGAATCATCTCCGCTAAAGTGTAGATAGTGTCAATGACTGATGACACCGCCATAATCCAAACTGCTATATCCATACTATTCATAAGACACCCCCATCGCTGAACGCAAAACAGAACGAATATAAGCATAAGTAGCCTCAATATCGGCTGGTGAACCCCGCAATCGGGTGTGCTCGGCATAGTCAGGATTAAAGACTTTTTCCGACCGAACCAAAATTTCCGATTTATTGGTAATCACAATCTTGCGACTGTCCACTTGACGCACAAAGACCTGTGCGACCGAAGGCAAATCGGTATAGTTTCTCGCAATCATGTTGCTATAAACCGACTTGACATACTCTTTAGAAATGCCGTCCATCATGGCAATCACCGCACATAAGCGCACAGACGCGCTTGAAAATACTTGCGCAGTTCCAGAACAAAACTCGATTAACTCATCATGTAATGGTCCAAATCCGCTGTTGTAAATTTCAAGACATTGATCTGCGGTGACGGATAAGCGTCCAGAAAACACCATATATCCCGCCAAACGACACGCCTCTGCCGTCTTTTTGTGCAAATGGGTTTGATCGGATATGGTGCGTTTAATCCCTGAGTCCACCACCTTAAACGCATCAGGATCAACCCCTTTAGAGACGACCATTTCAATCGGTTTGCCATAATCGACAATTGCAGCCAAACGGTGCTGGCCATCAATCAAGCGACCATTGGTGTCAAAAGAAATGCCTTGATGGGTCAAAACCCACTCTCCACGGCGCATGGCGTTGGCTAAGGATGACACCCACCAGCCACGCAAGCGGCGGTTATCATAATTGGCACTATCTAAAAACTGTTGTGCTTTTACTGGATCAATTTTAATTACTTCGGTTTGCATAATGACTCCTCTCATTTAACCAAAAAGCGTCTTGCGCCTGGTTGTTCAACAACAAACTGCTCATAAATGTCAGGCATGGCACTACTGAACAAATCAGCACTAAATCGCTTACTGGACTTGCTAGACTTCCATGTGACTAGGGTTTGACCATCAACGGTGCGTATTTCTTGAGACTCGCCCATGAGGTTGCGTATAGCTACTTCAACTTGCTCCTCAGAAGCTTCCAAATGCTTAATTTGAGTCTTAATATCCCTAAGCTGAGTGATAGCCATTTCAACCTGACGCGTAGCCGTAACGACTGCGGTAGAGCTTTGCGGGAACATAATCTTAGTTTGTTCAATACTTTCTGCTGGCGGTAAGTTGCCTGATTGACAGTACCCCCAAACCTCTGCCATTTTTTGAATGAGCTCATCTTTTTGACTTTCGGTAATGTTAAATTCAAAGGTGCAAAACTCTTGACCACCAAATAAAACAGCCAAGAAGATACGATCAACCCCGTGGCAAGCTGCTTCGTGGATAAGCTGGGCATAGTCAGCATCAGGAATCCGATTACTGTCGGTATCAAATTTATTACGAACCATGGCGTTGTAGTTCTTAGCCTCAACAAGAGTAGAACCATCAGCAGAAATGAAGTCGAAATGAGACCTAAACCAATCATGCTTTGGATGGGTAATCGCATAGTCAGCGTCCTTTAATTCAATTTTTAAACGGTCTTGCGCCAAGCGACCAATCAAGGGTTGCATGGTATGACCCATCTGGACGGCTTCAACATGAGACAAATCAGGCAAATCTTTCTTGCCTTGCTTTTCCAAAATAACATCCACCGCCTTGCCATTGGCTACCTTGCGGGAATCCCCACTCCAAATAGCAGAATTGCGTACTTCGGGCGCGAAATCTTGTTTATTGTTCATGCTTGTCTCCCAAAAGGAATAGTTGATAGATCGTCCAAGCTTTCGTCATACGGCTTGGGATCACGCATCACAGCGATCATGTGCTCGGCATCTTGTAAAGCAAAGAGCAAAGGCATGGTGATGTGAGTTGGAGATACTTCTTTGCGCACCTCTTGAGCCAGGTGGCTTAACACATTGAGCAAGTGTTCTTGATTCATAAATTGTCCTCTCATAGTTAGGATTAAATGTGTACTACGAGAACAGTATAAACGATTAAGAAAGTATTGCAACACATCATGTTGTTTTTTGATCGTGATCGTGATCAAAGCCTGTGGATAACTCTGTGGATAACCTGTGGATAACTTTGATCGTGATCACCATACATAGATGTTATATATATATTTATATACGATACGAAGTATCGTATAACTATCGTAAGACTTTTCTATTATTTCTATTTCTTTTCTATAAAGACTATCGTCTAATATACGACCGTGCTTAATTTTTAAGCAATCGTGATCAAAATCGTGATCAACTTTTCATTCTTGATCGTGATCAAAATCGTGATCAAAGTTTGATCAACCTTTTTAAAAATAAATATTTCTTAAGTAATAACTTGTCAAGGTACGAAATATTTAATACCTCGCGTCTGTGCGCGTATGCGTGTGCCTGGGCGCGCGTGCGCGCAAGCGCGCGTGTGTGCGTGTGTGTGCGCGTATGCGCGTTATTTTGCATTAAACCCTTGATTTTACAAGGATTTCAATTTTAAGGGCTAAATTAAGCGATTACAGCGTTTTTGCTTGTTTTTGGTGTAATGGTATTCTCTAGGCGAAAAAAAACCCGCCTAAGCGGGTTAAAAGGGCTTGTAGCGGGTTTATAGGTTAATGAGAATAGCTATAAAAACGATTAGCAGAATGGCACATAAGATGTCATTAGGTGTCGGATTATTACTTGGCATACGCGTATTCCCTCGCTATAGGTTTTAAAAACGGGAATGACTCAATTGCGGATTTATTTTTCTGGATTATTTTTATAAACCATTCCTGATTGATATTCCCGTCAATAAGCATATAGGCGACTTCTTGAAGTGAGTCCAGACCATAAGTTTCGACAAAGTCCATTAAGTCGTAATACGGTACTGATGACGCGTCCCCGTACCCGTTTTCACTTAACTCTTGCACAATGTCCCAAACTTCGTATTCCAGCTGGTCTTGATACCCGTCCTCGTCCTCGTAATAAGGATAGGTGTCTAGGTATCCAATATTCGTCCGACCGTACCCGTACCCGTAATTGACGGCGCGGGCTGGTTTTTCTTTGGCGTGTTTACGAATAGTTTTGCCATTGTTTACGGGCTTTTTGCTGGTGTTCTTACTAGCAGACCAAGCGTAAGTATTTGAGAGCCAGAGACCAGCCCAAAATACGCCAGAGTCCTGATTGATAGTCGCCATGCGTCCCGCGTTATCCATCAGGACGAATTTATTACTTGACCCAATATGCGTCCCAACAATTTTTGCGAATGACTTTGAAAATGCGAAGTCTGGATTGTTTGCCAGCATAGGACGCAGATAGTCGCGGATATAGTGCCAAGTATCCGATTTTGTTAAGTCGCGCGCGTTCCCCGTACTTAAAACCCCGTTGTGCATAAGCCATAAGTCCGCGCCATGCTCTTCGCGGTTTAGCACTTCGTATGGGTGACAGTTGTCCAGATCAATTGCGCCATGCGTACGCATACGCAGATGGAAGGCGCATTTTTTGCCTTCGATATGCTCGCGATAAAACGCAATAAATTGCTGGTGATTTTTTGGTAATACTTTTTCGATTACCAGCTGGTTATTTTGCGCGTACATAACCCCGACCCCGTCTGAGTTGTAATCGTAAAAGTCTTCCAGCCATTCGTCAGACAGACGCGCAGAGTTTTGATTTTGCGTGATTAGTAAACACATAATTAGATTTCCTCGCTAGTTAAGTTGCTGGTAGTTTGCTTATTCTGGAAGGGCAATACAAAACCCTTACCAGCCAGATAAGCGCGTAAAAACTTCGTATCTTTGCGGTTGTTTTCCAGACAGATGTACTTTAGGAAGTTTTGCGTTGTCAGTTGTTTTTGCGAAGTGTCGCGACAAAAAAACCAAGTCTGGTAAGTAAATTCCAGACAAGCTATCAGAGTCTCATACTTCAGAGTCCCGCGAAATAATCTAAATTCGACCGTATTCGGGTTTTGAAAATTAAGGGCTTCGTAACGGTCTGAATTGAGGTTTCGCAGTTGTCGCGCTTTTTTCTCGTTGGGTTGATAACCCTCGCCAGACTTTAGCGCGTCTTTTAACCAGTACTTGTCGTTCGCCTTATCGTGGATTTTGCAAAATGACGAAGAGTCTCGCCTTGCTAGTGAAAAAATCAATTTATGGTTATCAATATCATTGATAAATAAGACCATTTTTGACGCGTGTAGCAGACTCATGTCCGACTTGCAGATATGTACATGAAGTCCGCAAGTGCTAGTATTGTGCGACTTCGCACCAGCCAGACGCGACTTGAAAAACTCTAGTTGCTTAGTATGCAAGTCCAGACCAGAGTACCCCGTCACCATTTCAAACCCGCGCGAGAGTGACCCGTCATATTCCATTAAGCAATATTTTGTTCCACCAGATACATACCCGATATTGTCTAGGATATGTTCCGCGACTTCTGTTGGGTTATGGTCTTTGCCAATTTCCATTTCCAATTCAAGTCCTAACAATACGCGCGGTTTACGCGTGTCAAAACTTGACGAGATATGACCTAGTTGCCTTCTGGAAGAGTGATAGTCCCCGATTGAGCCAGAATATGAGTCCTCGTCCTCGTCCTCGTAATCCCGATAGTCGTCATCATCATCTCGCACATGAAAACCCGCGCCTTCGTGATAGTAGTAATTCCCGTCACAATGCGAGCATATACGGTGTTCGTCATACGCGTTAATGGTGTCGTCCCATGTTGTTAAGTCCCCGCAGTCCTCGCACCAGCACAAGTCCTCGTGAATAAACCGTTCCGCGTTTTCCAGCAAGTTAGCGTTCTCGTTGATTAAGTGGCCATTGTCGTTTACCAGACGAATAAAGTCGCTGGTATTGTGGCCAGCAAAGGCGCGCGCCAATTTATCCGCTAAAGTTGCGCGACATAGTTTAAGGGTTTGCAATTCGCTTAATCTTGCGCTTGCTGGTTGTCGCATGATGCGTCCGCTATCGCGCCAGCACCTATAACGGTTGTTGTCGCCTACAATGCGCGACTGAATATCAGTGCGCATGGTTTCGCGTATGTTTTGCCTATTTTGGCGCACATAACCCTTCTTAATGCTTACTAATGTTTGCATAGTTGATACCTCATTTTAGGAATGACGGGCAAAATTACCCGCTTTGAGTGTATCACGAATTGTGTATATGTATGTAATGTTGTTTGTTAAACATGAGACAAACAAGCCAGAGCAAAACTGAGCATACATAGATTGTCTATAGTCTATATATATATATATATATAGTAATAATCTATTTTATAGTTTATATATATGTATATATCTATATTCGTTTAATAGTTATTATGTATGTAATATATATAGCGTATATATAGGGTAATGATTATATGAATATTTGGATAATACTATTCTTTGTTCGCGTCATAAAATATAATATATATTATATGGGGTAATGGGTATTATAAATATAATACAACGCGTATAATTATATAAATATATCCATAAGGGATTATGGAGATAATGACATAATGATTATTTATATAATCATTTTCGGATTATCAAAACGGGCGGGTCGTGCTTTGGAGGGAGCCCCTCTCGCAGCTCCCCCCAAAAAAAAATCGTGTTTTTACAGATGCTGCTTACACACGGTATTCGGGGCTAGGTCTATGCGGTCAGAGGTAGTTCCGTAGATGGTGCGTGATAACACGCTGTTTTGATTATGAATATTGAAGGTTGTCCAAAGAGGCCCTGTATCAATCGCCTCTATGTGTTTGACGCCCTTGCTTAGAACGCCGATGTCCGTCACCGTGAAATGGTGCTCTAGCGTGCTAGGAACAACCCCTGTAGGGTAGGTTGTGATCACTTTGATGCCCTCATTTGCTAAATCTCGCGCCCGATTTACAAAGAATTGAGGGTCAAAGTCTGGGAGTTGCCCAGAGGCGGGAGGGGAGTTGATAATTAAGTAATCAAATTCGTATCTAGTAGGCGCGTTCAGGGCGGGGTAGTCGAATAAAAAGTCTTCCTTGCAAGCTATGGGGTTAGCGACTTCTAGGC